CTCAATTTCGCCTAACCTATCTTTCAAAAGGGGGTGTACCATCAAGCCATGCCAATCATGCCAAAAGACCAATGTGCCGAATATGGCTGTAAACAGTCGAGCATTCCTCACTCAATTTATTGTGAGATTCATGCACCAAAGACTGTGACCAGCAAAGACAGGAAAGAATTTAATTCTGCGTACAAAGCCCCGTCATGGAATTCGATTAGGTGGCGGCAGCTGTCGACCGTTCCGCTTTGTCAAAGTTGTATGGCCGAAAGTCGGGTGACGGCAGCATCAACTGTCGACCATGTCTTTCCGTGGAGGAAAATTGGCAACCATGCTTTCACTAGAAACCTTTTTCAGTCTTTATGCGTGTCTTGCCATAGTGTAAAAACAGGCTTAGAACGCAAAGGGGTTTTCCGTCATTACGCCACTGACGGCATAATTGATCTAAACGTCAATGATTATGTGGCGCACTGTAGGACATAAATATGGCAACCTTTACTGCGAAAGTTACCCCACAAGACCCAATAACTAGTTTGGTTATTTGTCTATTGCATAGCGTAACCAATGCTCATATTTTGCATTTCCAGACTCCTAGCTTTTCGGAGCATATGGCACTCGGAACTTTTTATTCGGAGATCGGAGATTTGGTTGACAGTCTTGTTGAGGCATATCAGGGGAAGTATGGTCTGATTACAAGATACCCGACAGACTTTACAGTTCCAGATGATCCAATTACTTATTTGAAGTATTTGCAAACGGAAGTGGAAACACAGCGGCGAAAGCCCAATTTCCCACAAGATAGTGAATTGCAAAATGAAGTCGATAACATTGCAAATTTGATTAACACCACACTATATAAACTCCGGTTTTTAAATTGATATGCCAATACGAAAAACACAAAAAGGCTGGTATTGGGGAAGCCAAGGCCCATTTCCAACTAGAGCCAAGGCTACACGAGTAGCACGGGCAGCATATGCCAACGGTTATAAAGAAGACCGGTCAACACACAAGATTAAATTTGAGAGCGGTGAATAACATGGCAAAACCTGCACCACCACCATCCATTATTCGGGTCATTCAAAACCCAGAAACATGGAATCCAACGGTCTTTGAATCATTGATTCGAAACGATCTTGAAACTGCATGTGGCCCACTATGCGCCAGCGATGAACTATTGGTTGCCTTATTGGTAATGACAATGGATTCACTGGTTGAAGCCCATGTAAAGATTATGCAAGATGGCCCAACCTATATGTATAACTCAGGTGAGGCTACTTCAGCTTGGCAAAAGATTAGGACGGAATGTCTGGACAAGATCATCAAATTGATGACTGAACTTTCGCTGGTTACCCGTTCACGCGCCAAAGCATTGGCAAAACCAACAAGTGTCGATGAGCTATTCGCCTCTGCTTAACCCTGCATTCAAGTACGCCGCGGATGTTGTTCGTGGTGATGTTTTAGCCTGTGAAGACATAAAACTAGCCTGTCAGCGATTCTTGGACATGGTAGAGCGTAAAGACGCGCCCTACGAGTTTGTGCCACACAAAGCAGAACACATACTGAAATTCACCAAATTCTGCAAGCACGTTAAGGGCAAAGATGCAGGGAAGGTGATTGATCTGTCGCCATTTCAAGTTTTGTTCTTGGCTGGAATATATGGGTTTCGGGATAAGCGGGATGTCAATAAACGATTGGTAACTGATGTCATTTTGTTTGTGCCGCGGAAGTCTGGCAAGACCACATTGGCGTCCATTATTGCCAACTACGAATTGATGTTCGGTGAGGCTGGCGCAGAGGTATTTACGCTGGCAACAAACAGAGAACAGGCGACTATCTGTTTTGATTCATCTAGGGCAATTGTTGAGTCAATGGAGCCTAGTCTTGCATCGAAATTTGTTGTTCTACGCAGTGAGTTAAAAAAGGCGGGTGACTCTACGTCGACATACAGGGCATTGAGTCGTGAGAATAGAAAGACCGGTGACGGTAAGAATCCTTCTTGCGCCTTGATTGACGAAGCCGCGCAGATCACAGAACGCTCATCAATTGAGGTTTTGCATTCGGGTATGGGTGCGCGGATGAACCCGCTGCGCCTTTATTTGACGACTGCCAGCTTTACCCGTGAGACAAAGTTCTTTGAGGATTTGACGCACTTTCGCGCAGTTCTCCGCGGTGCGGCGGAGGATACTCATAAGTGGTTTGGCTTGTTGTACGGAATTGATCCGGGCGATGAGTGGAGCAATCCTGCCATCTGGGGTAAAGCAAACCCCATGCTGGGCGTCTCTGTCACTGAGGAAGCAATCCAGCACATGGCAGAAGAGGCGTCAGCCAAACCAGCCAGTTTGAATGAATTCCTGTGCAAACAGTTAAATATTTATGTGTCGGCAAATTCCGCATGGGTTGACCGGCGCTATTGGGATGAGTCAGTTTCGGCTATGACAGAAACTGAACCAGAAGCAACATTTATTGCTTTTGACTTGGCACATAGTCGAGACTTGAACGCCATTTGCACATTGCGTAGATATGCGGAGGAAGATTTTTACGCCAGCTTTATGTTCTTTTTGCCAGAAGATTCAATTGACTTGATCCCAAATCATTACAGGTCAATTTATATGCAAGCGGTGGAAAGTGGAATATTAAAGTTGACGCCCGGCAATGTCACCGATTTAAATGAAATCGAAAATTACGTTAAGCAGCAATGCGAGAAAATATCAGTTAAGGAAATTGGGTTTGATCCATATAATGCAGCCGCTTTGGTTGCCAATCTTTATTCACATGGACTGCCTGTTAAAAAGGTTGGTCAATCAATGGCGGTGTTATCAAACCCGTCAAAAACCACAGAACAGCTTATTCTGAAGAAAGCCATCAAACATGATGGAAACCCGTTCATTGGATGGCAGCTTGGAAACTGCGAGTTATACACAGACGTTAATGCCAACGTTAAAGTAAGGAAGAATGAAGCCGATCCATCCGCAAAGGTTGATGGTATTATTGCGATGATCATGGCATTACACTGTCATTTAGACAATGTATTCGTCAGTGATTCGCATGGTTTCAGAAGCCTAGAATGGTAAAACGGAGGTTTTATGGGTATTTTCGATAGATTTAAAAGCAAAAAAGTCGACGAAAGCAATTCGCTTTTTGGTCAGACTGCTCTTGGAAATAACATCGTTTACCAAGGTTCTAACCAAAAGCCTACGGTAAATACCCAGATTCTTTATGTCACCACTTCCAGCACAACAAATGCTGGTAGGCCGGTTGATATGTCGATGCTCACACGCAATTCGACTGTTATGGCTTGTGTTGCCGCAAAGGCCCGTGCGTTGGCTCAATTGCCAATTCGTATCATGTGTGAGGCTGATAACGGCGCATATTTAGATGCTGTCAAGTCAAAAGAAGTTGGCCCAAGAGATAAAGCAAAAGCCAAACAGGTTTCTGCATTGCTGAACAACCCCAATAACTTTCAGTCAACTTACGAGTTTTGGTATCAGTATTTGATGTGGCATGAATTGTCTGGTGAGGTCTTTATTCTTTGGTGGAGAAAAGATCAGGACGTTCCAACGCAAACACCTTTAGAAATGTATGTGTTTGACTCGACCCTGATCGCCACAACAATCACGCCAGCCAGATATCCGTCCTATCGTCTGTCAACGCCATCGTATGGATTTTCTCGTGATGAGCCTCTTGCAGCGCATCAAGTGATGCACATGATGGATCAGGCTTGGCAAGGCTCTGCCGGCTTTAACAAGGGCATTCTGGCGGCTGAATTGGTAGGTCTAGATCAAGACATTGACCTGTATGCAAACTACGTCATGCAGAATGGTGCAAAGCCGTCAGGAATGTTTGTCACGGAGCAAGTAATTCCTGATGGAAAATACAAAGAAATTGCGGCGCGGCTAAAAGAGGCTTGGTCTAGCATGACAGGAAGCCGTAACAGCGACCCATCCAAACCCGGTCAGGGTATGTTGCTTGACCAAGGCATGAAGTATACCCCGCTGGATATGTTGACCTTGCAAGACACAGACGCCGCGGCATTAAAAACGCAAACAATGAAAAGAATTTGTGGTTTGTTTGGTGTCCCGCCATCAATGATTGGCATTGCAGATCAGAAATACAACAACACGCAAACTGTGATGGATGAATTTTACAAATCTGGAATGTATCCATTGATTGTGAATATTCAGCAAAAATTAAAGAGTAACTTATTTCCCGGATACCCGTCTTTGAGTATTGAATTTGATACTCGTGAGTTTCTTAAAGGTGATCCACTATCGCAAATGAACTTTGCAGTTGCGGGTGTCGGTGCTGGAATAATGACCCAAAATGAAGCACGGGAATATATGGGAATGAAAAATCTTGATGGCGCTGATGAATTAATAATTGCAAAAGCAGACCCAATTGGTGGTCAATCACCCCAAGATACTGGTGGTGGCGGTGGTCAACAGCGCAAAAAGATGAATTTGGGGAAATAAATTGTCTATTTTTAAAATGGTGGTAGCATCCTTGGCAATATATCAGCCAAATGCGCCCACTAAGCGCGGCAGGGGTCGCCCATTAAAAATAGTACACGATGTGGATAAAACGAAAGTCAACGAGGTAATCCATGACCGAAAAAGTACTGATGGTCTGCGAAGCCAGCCTAATTCTCGAAAAGTCGAATGTTAATTCTGGAGCTATTGAAGCCAGAGTTACATCTTGGGGGGCTAGAGAAGGCGCTGATGGTCGCCGCTTTAATTACCAGCCAGAAGGCTTTATGGATTGGGCAACCGAATTCAGCAAAGCTGGTCGACCACTTCCAATGTTTGTCAATCATTCGGCAGATGCAATCCCGGTTGGCGAATGGACTTCTTTTGAATTTGATGATGAAGGAATGACTGCTTCTGGCCGGCTGTATACCAATACTTCGCAAGGCAGTGATCTTTATCAAGTTATGAAAGAATCTCCAGCCATGTTTGGCGGTGTTTCTGTTGGCGCATATGCTGAAGATTATCAAATGGTTAATGCTGCTGGCGAACCAGATCAAACTGATGAAGCATATTTTCAAATCACCAAAGGCGGCTTGCGAGAGGTCAGTGTGGTGATGTACCCAAATAACCCTGCGGCAGAAGTCTCTCGTTTGGAATATTTCCGACCTGATGGAAGCGCCGATCTAAAAGTTTTGGAAAAGGCTTTGCGCGATGCAAGTCTATCTAAAAAGGATGCGGTCACTGCCGCGTCTGTATTCAAAAAAGTGCTGGAACAGCGTGAAGCCCCAGCGCCAATTGAAAACGCTCCAGTTCTGAGTGATTCGGATGTGGAAGTGACCAACGCAGGAATTCTCGCGGCTCTTGAGCAACGCGAACTTCTGAAAATGCTATCTCAACGTATCAAAGGATAATCATGTCTGTTCAAATCATTGAAAAACTTGACGCTATTGAAGCCGCTCAAGCTGCAAAAATTGCAGAAGTAACTACCTCTGCTGAAGCCAAAATTGAAGCTGTCAAAGCTGAAGTTGGTGACAAACTGTCTGCACTGGAAGCTAAAATTTCCACCCTGCAAGCACCAGCAATCATCCGTCCAATCGCCAAATCGCTTCGTCAAGATGTGAATCGGTCGGTTGTTGAGCAACTGGCTGAATTCTACAAAGCAAACAACAAGGTTGAAAAAGAACTGAAGATGTTTGCTGACGAATCACAGTACGCTGCGTATCTGTCTGAGTCGTCTGCACTGACTGCTGGTGGCGATGGCAAAGGCGGTCGCACTGCATACGACCCAGTGTTTGTTGCTCTGCGTTTGGCAAACCCAATGCGCGGTCTGTCACGCACTGTTGCCACTGATGGTTCAAGCTATCAATTCCGCGTTAAAACCGGCAATGCTGGCGCTCAGTGGGGTTACGGCATCCAGAACAACGGTTCGACCCAAACTACTGAAGACACCAGCATCTGGCAATTGGTTCTTAAGGACATCAACGTCCAGTTCCCAATTCGTACTGCTGCGCTGGATGACATCGATGGTTTGGAAGCCAATGTGGTTGACGATATGCTGGCCGAATTCGCGCAAGCAGAAGCTCAGTCCATGATTGCCAACAACGACCAATCTGGTTCGGGTACTACGGTTTCTACCGGTGGTGCTGATGGCTTGCGCGGTCTGGATCAGTATCCCGGCGCAAACAGCACGTTTACTGGCGGTACGACTTCCGTCCCTGCTTTTGGTTCGTCTGGCACTGGTTCTACCACTGGTCTGCATTCGATGGCAACCTACGATCAGTTGACTTCAAACATCAACACCGTTGGCGCGAACTTGATCACTTACAAAGACGTTATCAACTTGATCTATGCATTGCCACAGCAATACTGGACTGAGAGTGCGCGTTTTATGGTCAGCCCGATTCTTGCCCAAGCCATCCGCGGCTTGCAAGATACCAATGGTCGTCCAATCTTCAATTCCACTGAGTCGCTGAATCCTAACGGTATCATCGGCCAACTGCTTGGTTTTGATGTGGTAATGAACAAGTATTGCGACACTCCAAGCCAGATCGCAGTTGCTGCGGCTGGTTCGGTCAGTAAGTACCCAATGTTCTTTGGTGACTGGTCACGCGGTCACACGATCATTGATCGTCTGAACATGGTTATGCGGAGATACGACCAGACCCTGCCCGGTTACATCACCTTCTTCGGTGAAAAGCGTCTGGCAACCTCTGTGCGTGATCCAAACGCATTGGTGCGCTATCGCTCTACGGCGACTGCGGCAGCTTAATTGTTGCCTACTGGTGGGGGCTACGGCCCCTGCCTTTTTTCGCAACTTTTAACTGGATAAATGTATGACCATCACCAAAAAAATTCTCACTGGCATCAAAGAAACGCTGGACACCGGCAAAAAAGTTACGATTGATTTGCGCGAGTCATCTGCAATCACTGGATCAGGTGATGGAGTTGGTGGACGTACATTCTTTGACAATGCTTTTGCGGCACTTCGTTTTGGTAATCCAATTCGTGAAATCTGCCGTGTATTGCCAGCATCTGGCTCAAGCGTTCAATATGTCGCAAAGACAGGTAACGCAGCAAATCAAACAAACCCATTTGGCTATACGTTTACGCCAAATACGGGAACCCCAAATACCAATACATCCATTTGGCAATTGCCTACGCGAGTGATTACGGCCCAATTGCCGATTCGCACGGCGGTCATGTCTGATGTGAATTATTTAAATGAAACACTGGTCGAAGATTTGATGCTTGAATTTGCTCAAATTGAAGGCGCATCAATGGTGTTGAACAACGATCAAAGTGGATCGACCACTACGGCAAACGGCGCTACGTCTGGTTTGCGCGGTTTGAATATGTACGCCAGCGCAGCAACTTCAGCATTTGGTTCAAGTGGCACAGCGATTACAAACGGCATTCATTCCATCGCAACAACTACGGCGGCTGCGACTGTGATGGTTTATGACGATATTGTCAACATGGTGAATGCATTCCCAGCACAGTACTACAACTTGCCGGGTAATGCGTGGATGATGCATCCAACCACAATTCACAATCTGCGAAATCTTGGTGTCGCAACCACTGGTGCTTTGAAGCAATTTGCAGAAAGCGGCGATGAGGATGGCGGTGCTGTTCTGAATATGTTTGGTTTTCCTGTAATTGCAAACCCAAATATGTCGTTGAATGTCGCTGGCAATTTTGCAATTTATCTCGCCAACTGGCCGCGTTTTGTGACCATCAATGACGTTGAAGAAATGACAATTCAAGCGATGGATCAAACCTCGCCGGGTTTTATTACCTTGTACGCCGAACGCCGCATGGTTAGTACTGTGCGCGATCCGTTTGCTGGTGTTCGTATTGTGAGCGTTTAATCATGGCAGATGCAGCCCTGTTGGGCGGTTATCCTTATGCGGCGCAGTCGCGTAACCCGTTTAACTATTCCAAGGTGGAACAGATAAGCAGGGATACGGCGACTGCATGGCTGACGCTGGATGAAATTACAAACCAGTTGAATTTGTTTGGCGATGAAAGTCAAGATTCTTACCTTTCATCTTTGGAACTAGCAACACGGTTTGCAATTGAGGATTATCTTGGTCTGTCCATATTCCCAATTAAATATCGGGTTTGGTATGGCGCCGAAGGATTGGTGGCATCGCCATCGTCACTTGATCTTCCAGAAGTTAGCCAAAATTTCAGTTCAACATCTGCCGGCGTAACAATAAATTCGCTTGGCTTTTGGAGTGATGGAACACCGTCTGTGTTTACAGCGTTGACCGGCTACACCTATGACGCCTCTGGGAATAAAGTTATTGTTGGTTCATTGCCGAGTAATATCAATACCAATATGACCGCGCCGATTGTGATGGAGTACACCACAGCGGCAAATCCGTTGCAAAGTTATCCTGTTATTAAACAAGCTGGCTTGCTTTTGCTGACTCACTTGTACAACAACCGCAGCAATACAACTGATGTGCAATTAAAAGAAATCCCATTTGGTGTTGCTACATTGCTTCGCCCGTACAAACCTTTGGTGATGTAAATGGCAATAGCACGTTTTGAAAACATCTCTGTAAATCGTTTGACGTTTGGGCAAAGCTCATTTGGCGAACAAAGCACAACGATTACGCTGTGGTTTCAAACACGGGCAAGAGTTCATTCAGTTGCCAATCATGTCAAGATTACTGATAAGTATCGGGTGTATTCGGACGTAGTTGATTTCACTTTGAACTACACACCAAATACCAAAGAAATGATTGATAACCAAAACTTGTATTCAATTAACTGGCGAGGCTTTGATTGGCGTATTGACAACGTGCGCGAATCTGATGACCGCATGACTGTTGCTATTATTTGTGTTCGTAACGATCCGGTGGCCGCAGTATGACGCAAATGAATCCTGTCGCATACGCGCAAGCTATACAAGCTCATTTGAGCGCTATTGTCACGCCTGTACCCGTATATGCCGCATTTAATCGGAACTTTGCAACTCAGCCTAAGTTTATTACTTGGATGCTGAGAAATGTGCATCAGCCGGTTTATACAGGCCCAGTTCAATCAGTTAAGGGTATTGATACGCCTATTTTCCAAATTAGCGTATTTACTCAAGTGATTGAAGACGGTTTCACTATTTCCAATCAGATACTACAATCGCTGCATGGATATAGTGGATTGTTCGGCGGCTCAACTTATGGCATCCAAATTTCCAAAGCGGATGTAAATTGGTTGTACAACAGTTATGACAACGAACAGAAATTGGCACAAGTTTTTATGGACTGTCAATTGCAAGTTCCGACATAAGACAACACCTATCAATTTTCTAAGGAATTAATCATGGCAATCCCAAATAAAGTTCTTCCCGGTTTTAGCGCAGCACTGTACTGCCAGCCTACAGCCTCGCCTACGGCACTAACGCTGTCTGCGCTGTCTACCGTAGCCACTGTTGCGGCAATCGCTGTATCGGGCAATCTGCTGCCCGTGGAAGCTATTCCTGCATTTGGTCAAGATGATGCAAGCGCATCGTTTACTGTAGCTGGTTCGCGTCAATCGGACAAAATCCCGACACAAGCAGCGCCAACGAGTTTGACAATTACTGCCGCGTGGAATCCATCGGATGCAAATTTGCTGCTAATTCGCGGCGATGCTTACTCTGGCGTTGTTGACCGTACATACGTTGTTTCGGCGACTGACGGTACAAACATTATTTATTACGCTTTCAATGCCCGTGTCGCTGAGTTCAAGATTGATGCACAGCCGGGCGCTGAAGCTAAATGCGTTTTCACCGTTCATCCGCGTGGAAATATGTACGGTTGGTCGAACAACGCTTAAGGAGCAATCATGGCAGCACCAAATAAAGTTTTACCCGGTTTTAGCGCAGCACTCTGGGCGCAATCCGGTACAACGCCAGTGGCGTTCAGCACTGCAAATCTGGCCGTGTGGACGGGTCAGGTCGCCACTATTGCCGGCACTGCCGCAAATGGTACTGGAGCAGCCGGCGTTCCATTGAGCGTTGAAGCCGTTCCAGCATTTGGACAGGATGACGCATCTGCATCCTACTCTGTTGCAGGATCGCGTCAAAGCGACAAAATTCCAACTCAGGCAGCGCCGACCAGCTTGACCATTACGGCAGCGTGGAACCCGTCTGATGCCGGTCTTTTGTTGATGCGCGGCGATGCGTATTCTGGCGTAATTGATCGGACATATGTGGTTACGGCTACAGATGGTTTGACCACAACCGCATATGCGTTTAATGGTCGAGTCGCTGAATTCAAAATTGATGCTCAGCCCGGCGCTGAAGCTAAATGCGTTTTCACTATCCACCCAAGGGGCAACCAATATGGCTGGTCAAACACCTAAACGTAGTGAACAGCTAGAAAAGGCAATCAAAGCAATTGTCGCCACATATGGTGACCTGCATTTGGTTGCACGATCATGGTCTGTTGATCCAGAAGAAATCGCCGCTGAACTTGAATTGGCTGGCGATACTTCAGAACGAATTGCCTTGCAGTTGCTGCAACAATACAACCCACAATAAAACATGACTACAACAATACAAAATACAAATGATTTGCTTGGATTTCTGAATGCTCAAGCCAGTTTTAAAAAAGACTGGTTTGGGTTTTCAGAACAAAAGTTGACTGCAATCACGTTGGCTCATAAGATTGCAGAACATCATGCCGATAAAATGACGCCATCGGAAATTGTCAAATTCGCAATGGATTTGAACGAGCATATATATCACAAGATTATTAAAGGTACAACATGACAATATCAGCCAAACTTGGGCCGTCTTATGAAGCCGTTCGCGCTCAAGCCCGAATCAAAACCATTACCGTTTCGCTGAATGATGTTGAGTGTGAATTAAAAGTTCGCATTCCAGTTAAACGCGAAATGGATGAAATGACTTCAAAAATTTCACAAGGTGATCCAGCAATTGTTGATAAACTTTACAACGAACTTGCTGCTCCTTTGTTAAAAACAATTAATGAAGCTGATGAGGAATTTTTAAAAGTTTTAAAAGAAGGCGAACAAAAAATTATTGTTCATGATAATGATATTTCAATTAACGGAACGTCCGTTAGACAAATTGCAACATTAACTGCACTATGGCAAACACAAGTGCAAATTTATTTTGCATTGCTGCAATCGCCAACAGGTGAACCTATTAATGAATCTTATGATGAAATTGCAGAAGAATTTCCAGATCATATTATTCGAGAAATTGTGCAAAAAATTGATTCTGTAATTAAACCCAATTACAAAGACACAAAAAAAAACTAAGACAATCATTGCGCGCTCAAGTTAGGGCGGCAATGGTTTTTAATGGCCACACAATGGCCCAAATTGACGAAATAGATGAAGACGTATTTACTGACATTTGCGTAATGTATGCTGATGGTGTTTTGGGAATGGCGGGAATTTATGAATCAATGGCTCCAATTACAACCGGAGTATTTAATTACATAAGAGACCCCAAGACAAGCGCCTTTAATGCAGATAAAATCTTTCCATGGGTATCAGAATATAAGCAAAACCCAGCATTTGAACCGACACAACAAGACAATGTAAACAATGCGCTGTTGGCATTTATGACTGCGGCTCCGGGGTTTTCAATGGAAAGAATAAAAAATGTCGGTTGAATTTCAAATTTCTGGTTTTGATGATTTGCTTAAACGCATGGATGAAATCCGTGATGAGTTTGGCAAAGGAAAAACTGACAAAAAATGGCGCGAAATCCTTGGGAAAGCGATGCAGCCAGTATTAAATGCAGCTAAAGCTGGAGCACCTAAAAATTCCGGTCAACTTGCAGATCATATTTACATGAAAGTTCAAAAGCCACAAGCTATGGACAAACAAGGCAAATATTATCAAGGCGAAATGTACATGGCGAGGGTAACAGTTTCCCCAATTCGTGATGATACAAAATATGCGTTAGTTTTAAATAAACGTGGAAAATTTCAAACAGTTGTAAAAGGCAAAAAGCCAGTAGCTATTTCTCAAGAATTTGGAAATGCTAGAACACCGGCACATCCTTTTTTACGTCCAGCACTTGAAAGTAATGTGCAAAATGTAATGAGTTTGCTTGAAATTCAACTGAAAAATTTTATTTCTGAATTTGACCGCGCAAAAGCAAATGGGGATTAACTATGGCACAAATTGGATCACTTTCCGTTAAATTAGGCTTGGTCACTGTTGAATGGGACAAAGCTACTGACAAGGCAAAACAACAAGCCAAAGATTTGCAAAAATCTTTTAATGCTCTTGGCGATGAACTGAAAACGCTAAAAGGACATTGGCAAGCATTGGGTGGGGCTATTGGCTTGGGATCGCTTGGCATGGGGGCGTTGATTACGGCGACTGCTTCATTTGCCGACAAAATTGATGATCTATCAAAAGGGTTTGGAATAAGCACTGGATTCGCACTTCAATTTGGAGATGCATTAAATAAATCTGGGTTATCTGCTGATGCTGCTGGGAAAATTATTGGAAAATTGTTTACATCTATTGAAGATGCAAAATTAGGCAATCAATCTGCTGTAGATCAATTCCGAAAAATTGGAATAACGTTTTCAGAAATTAAAGCACTCTCTCCTGAAGACGCAATCAGGCGCGTCATGTCTGCGCTAAGTAATATTACAGACCCAATTGAACGCGTTGCAATGATGCGTAAACAATTGGGCAAAGGTGGCATTGGGCTTGATGTTCAACAAGTTGATGAAATCTTAAAAAATGGCGTTGGTGGATGGCAAAAATATGGCGATCAACTTGAAAAAGTAAGCAAGATAAAAGATAACTTAATTGCAAGTTTTAATAATTTATTGATTGCAGTTAGCGCATTTCTTGCCCCATTTTCTAGAGACAATATTATTGCTGTTGAACGGTTTCAAGCTGCAATTGCTGCTCTTGGCGTGGCATTTGCAGTCAGCAAAGTGGCGGCAATTGTTTCTATGGGCCAAGCCTTTTTTGGGATGGCAAAAGGATTGTTGGCAGTTGAGGCGGCGGCTGTAGGCGTTAATATTGTTGCTGGCGGGATGACTCCTGTTGGTTTGCTTTTAAAAGGTGGCGCTGCTTTGGCGGCGTTTATTACATACGATCAAATGTCAGGTAATGCCGCCAATCGAGGCCGTAAAAATTCAACAGATACGTTGTATCGTTTGGGAATTGAACCAAGCGCGGCTGGTGGTGGCCGTGGCGCTGTGAATCCTTCTTTAATCTCAGGTAGAGCTGACGAATCAACACCAGAAGAAAAATCAGCCGCAGCAGCAGCACAAGCGGAACGGATTAAAACTCAAGGCGCAGAATTGTTGGCAAATATTCCAGCTTGGGATAAATATGCTACAACTATTAATGCTATTGCTGTTGACTCAATAAATGCTCAACAAGCTATAAAAGTTAAAGCACTGGAATTGCAAAATACGTACAAAAATAATCCAACTTTGCTTGGATTAGAACTTGGAAAATTAACGGAACAAAGTAAACAACTTGAAATCAATAAGAATAAAAAAATTCAAGAAGCGGCAGTAACAGAACAAATTCTGATAGATGAGCAAGAAAGAACTCGATTGGAAGGCTATAGGACTGGGCTTGAAATTAGAACGGCAGATGCGACTCAAAGAAAATTAGACCGGAATCAAACTGCATTTGATATTCAAATGAAAGAAATTGATAATGCAAAAGAATTGCTGCAAATACAAATTGATGCAAATGCGGCATTAGGTTCACATGAAAAATTGTTAGCAAAAGAAAATTTGGAATATCAAACATCTCTTGAGAAATTGACAAAACAAATGGATGCTTTGCCTGAATATATTACGGCAATGGCTGGCGAAGAATTATCCAAAGAAGCAGAAGCAAATAACAACAGGATTGATGCGTTAAAAACTCAAATTGAATTTGAAGGTAAACGTCATTCAATCCGTGTATTTAATTTGGAAAATGAGCGCACTTTGCAATATGGAGCAACATCAGCGTTACAAACCATTATGGATGATGCTTCAAATTCTGCAAAAATTGCTGGCGATATGACTACTTCATTGTTTGGGAATATGGGAACAGCAATTGATAATTTTGTAAAAACAGGGAAACTTGCATTTGGAGATTTCGCAAGAAGTGTTATTAAAGATTTAATTGCAATTCAATTAAAAGCACAAGCCACATCATTGCTTGGTATGGCAATGAAAAGCATCCCCGGTTTTGGTTATACCGCTGGAGGAAGTGTTGCTTCAAATCTTCCAGACAATATTGATATTGGTGGAGGCTGGTCGCCAAGAGCAAGTGGTGGCCCAGTATCTAGTGATTCGCTATATATGGTTGGCGAACAAGGCCCAGAAATGTTTGTACCTAGTTCTGCTGGAACGATCATTCCAAATGGCACATTGTCAGGGATGGGTGGCGGTGGTCAAACGATTAACTACAATGGCCCATTCATCCAGAGCATGAGTGCAATAGACACGCAATCTGGCCTTCAGTTTTTGGCTAAAAATAAACAATCAGTCTGGTCGGCTTATCAGTCTGCAAATCGCGGCATTCCAATGTCTCGTTAAAGGTCAGTTATGAGTTTACAAACAATACTTTCAATTTCTGAGGCTGTCAGCATCAATGACCATAAGTTTGCGGGTCAGATGATGAGCCGAAATATGCGGATTAGCACATCAGAAATTTTGACTGTGCAACCGTTTGAATTTGGCCTAAAGCCAATGAATTATTTGCTTTACTCGCAAAACCGTGGAGTGCTGTCGGCTTTGCGCGTAGCTGACAGGATCACAGAACAATATCTAAATTTCGGCACAACTGGTTGGTTAAATTACATTGCCTACCAAGGCGGCATGAGTGGCGCACAGGCTGCGGCGACATTGATTCAGACATCATCAATCAATAAGACGATTGTGCTGGGCAATCTGCCAGCTATTGCGTCCGGCGCTTTTGTCGTTAAAGCCGGTGATTTCATCCAGCTTGACCGGTACGCTTATATTGCTACAGCAGATGTGGTCAGGGGCGGTGGATCAACAGTTAACATTCCCGTGCATCGTTCATTGATGACAACGGTCACAACGGCCACTGCTGCTGTTATCGGTCAATATGGCACTACGGTATCACTTGGTGGGACAGCGTACACTGGCGTCACGTTTCCGGTGGTCTTACGCACATACCCAACATATGCGCTTGTGCCAATGACAAATGATTCGTTCATTTCATGGTCGGGTGAATTTTCTGCAACTGAGGTTGTCCTGTGAATAATATCGCACCAGTTCAAAATACAAATGTCATTCGCTATGCGGATTTCATGCGGCTGACAATGCCAAGCGCAACGCATTTGTTTTCTACTGCACCTTATGCAATCACTGTTTCTCAAATTGATTCAGCGCCGTTTTCGGGGCTTGGTCAGTTGGTAAAAGTGAATGGGGCGCAGCGAGACATTAAAAGCACCGCCAATGAGACTAGCATTACGCTGGTGGGTATCGATACGGCAATGCTTGGGTTGGTATTGGGGTCGGACATTAAAGGCTCTCAGATCGAACTATGGCATGGGTTCTTTGATGCTGACAATGTGCTGATCACATCTGGTTCGCCAACAACCGGTGGTCTTTACAAATATTTTAATGGCTACATCAATTCATTCTCAATTTCAGAGCAATGGATGGAAGAGGCCAGAGCGTTTACAGGGACGATTACCATCAGTGCATCTAGCTTTCAATTGATTCTGCAAAATCGGACGGCAGGGCGATACACCAATGACAACGCATGGCAGTCATTTAATACCGGCGATACATCAATGAATCGGGTGAATTTCATTTCTACCATTAATTATCAATTCGGGAAAACAGCGGCATGAAAGTTCGGGACGCCACACCATTTGATATTCCCGCAATATTGGATATGCTGCGTCAATATCGTTCACAAACTCCATTACCATTTTTGCATGATGCTGATGATGAAATTTACATTACGCGAGTATTAACGGAAATCATGGCTGGACGCGGTGTTGCGCTTATTGCTGAAGACGATAAAATCGAAGGAATGCTATTGGCACAAGTTGCACCAAGCGCATGGTCACCCAAGCATTTGTTGATGACTGAAATGGCATATTGGATGAATCCTGATGCGCGTGGAAGTTCTGGTGGTTATCGGCTGTTAAGTGCGTATGTTGAGCATGGACAAGCGTTAAAAGATTCTGGCCGAATCTCTGCATTTTTTATAAGTAAGATGGTCAATAGTCCCGACTTGCAATATCAAAAGTTCGGGTTTACAAAACTAGAAGAATATTGGGTGATCTAAATGCCGGGTTCAATTATTGCTGCTGAAATTTACGGCATCATGATGGCGGGAACATCCGCATATATGATGACTGCGTTTGCCATTAACTTGGTGGCATCCATGATTATCAGCAAGGCATTTGCGCCAAGCATTGATAACACATCAATTAATGCAAACTCAGCCAATCCCGGCAGTCGTTTGCAACTTGCTCCTGCTGGTGATAACAAATTGCCGGTAACCTATGGTTCTTCTTACTTGGGTGGCATTGTCACCGATCTCAGCATTACAACAAACAACCAGATTTTGTATTACGTCCTTTCAATTGCTGAAGTTACAAATACAGAAACTGGTGGAACGCCTGATGCATACACATTTGGAAGCATTTATTTTGGTGGCAAAAAATGCTTGTTTGACACTACTGATACTTCGCTTGTTATTGGTCTTTTGGATGAGTCAACTGGAATCACTGACAACACTGTCAATGGTTTGATGAACATTTATTTGTTTAACAACGGGTCATATTCTGGTATAAATACTAGCGCCAGCGCAATCCAAATTATGCAAGATACAAATCTTGTTTATAAGTGGGATTCAACTAAATTGATGAGCAATTGTGCGTTTGCAATTATTAAGATGACGTATAACCAAAACGCAAATTTAACAGGATTGCAGCAAACTAAATTTCAAGTAACAAATCCACGTACACAGCCCGGTGATTGTCTGGTTGATTATTTGACTTCAACCCGATACGGCGCAGCAATTCCAATTGCAAATTTAAACACAACAAGTTTTACAGCATTAAATACTTATTGCAGTGGCAGTTTCCCATATACAACCTCTGGTGGTTCTTTGACGGCACAGACGCGATTTCAATTTGATGGGACGTTGGACACTAGCCAGACCATAATGAACAACATCCAGTTGATGGCAAGCAGTTGCGATTGTCTGGTCAGGTTCAATGAAATTACAGCAACTTGGGGCGTAATAGTTCAGTCTCCAACTTATACGGTGGCAATGGATTTGAATGACTCAAATGTCATTTCTTCAATCCAAATTTCACCAACAGACATTGCCAGTAGTTTTAATGTCGCTGAAGTTAAATTCCCAAATGGAACAAGTCAAGACGCTTTTGATACCGCAACTTATAACCTTGCAGTTATCAACCCGTCATTGATGTACCCAAATGAACCGGTAAATAAACAGTCTATAAATTTGCCGTTGGTTAATAACGGTGTTCGCGCACAGTATTTAGCGAACCGATTTCTAAAAGCTGGACGTGAAGATTTGCAGGTCAAACTTTCAATCAGCTATATCGGATTGCAGCTTGAAGCTGGCGACATTGTGACGTTGACTAATGTGAATTACGGATGGACGGCAAAGCTATTCCGCATCAGTCAAGTGGTTGAGAATTTTAATGATGACGGCAGCATCACGGCAACCTTGTCGCTGATGGAGTACAACGCAACTGTTTATGATGACGTTAGCATCACCCAGTTCACGCCAGCACCAAACACTGGTATTGGGTCACCATTAGCATTTGGAACACTCACAGCGCCGTCTGTTGTGAATTTACAGCCATCTATCACCAACCCATCATTTGGGGTTTTGGTGACTGCTGCTGCATCGGGCATTACGCAATACGCAGAAGTCTATTACTCAGCATATCCAAACCCAACAAGCACTCAGCGCATCTTTGCCGGTACGACAAGCATCAATCCAAACGGAAATCCATATACGCCAAGTGCAACTATGGGAACGGTAACGCTGGCAAACATCCCAAGCGGTGATTGGTATTTTTCTGTTTGCATGGTCAATGGATTGGGTAAAAGCGCATTTTCTGCTTCGTCTAGCATTCTGCGGTGGAGGCCAACAACGTTTCAATATGTCGAGCGTTATGCGGTGATTGCTTATGGCGATGATATTGCCGGAACTGGCTTGAATGCTTCACCTACTGGTAAAAGTTATTACGGTATTTTGAATTCAGCATCCAGCAATTTTTCCACAGCTCCAACAGATTACACATGGTTTTTAGCTGACCCCACTTTTGGTACAAGCAATTATTTGCTTTACACAAATCGACAAGGGCGCAAGTTTAGTTTTGCATCGGGTCAAGCTACATATTCCGCGGGTACGGCGCGTTACGTTCCGGCTCAGACAACCATTTTTGACCCATCTATTTGGAGCGCACTACCAACTGGTTCAAATTTTATTGATCTTGATGCTAGGACGGGCCAGCTTATTGAAACCGGAACGACAAGTATTGGCGCTGGTGAGATTGCGATTACAAACAATGCAAACGGCAAAGTTGTTGCGTCACTGTCTCAGTTACTTGATTTTGGTGCTGGCGTTCAGACATTGACCGGTGCGGCAGCATTGTTAACAATTGATGTGTATGGTCGCGTTTTGGGATTCATTACGCCCGATAGCTTTTATTACACGCGTTATAGTGCGGTGGCAACATCAGGACAAACAGTATTTACGCCAACAGCAAGACAAGCAAATTATCTTACTGGAATGGATTTTGTATTTAAAAATGGTGCGTTGCTTAATGGCGGCGATTACACGGAATCAAGCACAACTGTTACGCTTGGAACTGGCGCAACAATTGGTGATGTAATTACCATCATTTCAATGAGGGCAATTAGTTCTGGAATTTCTTATGTTGCGTTTAATTGTATTGTTCAATCAGTAGCAACAACAGTTGTGACATATACATCGACATCTTTGCCATTTACAACAATTGATGCTGGGGATATTCATACGTTTTTAAACACTGGAACGCCAACTCAATACACCGTGTCAGCATGGAATCCAGCTACGCGGCAAGTAACTTACACCACAACTGTTACCGGCGTTTCGGCTGGGCAAATCTTTTATCAATATCGGGCAAGTGGTTTAAGTTATCGCGTATTTAGTCGGTGGTCAGATACATTAACTTCTGCAACAACTTACACGCCCACTTCTTATGCGCTTGCCAGCGGAAACGAAAAACTGTTTTTAAACGGCGTTTCTGTTAACGACCAAGATTATGATTTAATTTCTGGAGCAATTACTAATTTTCCAGCAGTTACAACAGGGTTGTTAAATGTAATTCAATTTACACAAAATAATTTGACTACCGCTATTGGAAATCAATTTAGTGTAAGTACGAATACAATTCCTAGCCAGCCAAATTACACGTTTAACCTAGACCAAAACGCTTTTGAGCTTTATAACAATGGTGCATTGCAAACACTCACCAGTGATTACACAACTGGCACTGGCACGTATAGTTTGACAACAACGCCAACGACAAGTTTGAACATTCTTCAACAAACAACATATAGTAGAACGGGAGCAGCGTAATGACTCAAGCATTTAATTTGGCGCAACTTGCCAACAACGTCAACTCAGCCGGTAAGCTGGCAGCAGATACTGGTCTTGTAAATGCAGTACCGATTGCCAATGGTGGTTTGGCATTGACCACAACGCCCACCAATGGAAAAATTCCAATTGGCAATGGTACAAATTACACGCTGGCGAATTTGACCGCTGGCACTGGCATTTCAATTGTCAATGCTGCTGGTGCAATTACGATCAACGGAACTGCATCCGCTGGCCCACAGGCTCAAGTATTTTTATCCAGTGGGACATTTACAGTGCCAACAGGAATTACTAACGTTCAAGTAATTTTATTTGGTGGCGGTGGAGGTGGCGGTGGTGGATTATACGGAAATGGCGGCGGTGGTTCTGGAGGCCAAGGTGGTATGGGAATAGCATATGTCACAGGAATTTCTGGAACAGTCACAGTAACTGTAGGGGCTGGAGGTAATGGCGGTGGAAATAATGCATACGGGGCAGCAGGAGGGACGACATCTTTTGGAAGTTTTGCGACAGCAACTGGAGGGGCTGGAGGAGGCAGTTTTTCTTCTGGCCCAGCAGATGTAGCAAATGGCGCTTTTAGTACAACTGGAACAAAAATTACATATATGCCAGCTTCAACTCCGCAACCTTTTGGGACGTCAACTTGGGCTATTGCTCATGGAGGCGCATATGGCTCACAAAGTATGAGTGGCGGCGCTGGTGGTAATGGATTTTCTGGGGGGGGTGGTGGGGGTGGTGGGACACCAGTTGCAGTCGGAGGTATAGCATTTGGACTCGGCTCAAATGGCGCTAATGGAACTTCAAATTATCCGGGTAACGGCGGTGGCGTTTACGGAGGAATTGGGAATACATCCATTTTATATGAAGGGGGCGCTGGCGGTGGCACTGGTGGCGTAATCGTAATGTGGTGATTTTTAATAGGCATTTATGTAAGATTTGCGATAATCCATACGCGACCCCGTGAGTTCATGGGGCGCGTCATCACCCAGAAGGGGGAATCATGGCTTTATTTTCAAAAAATACCCTGACGCAAATCAGCGGATTTGACAATCCAATCATTGCCGGTGAACTGGTCTATGCTCAGAAAACATTCTGGAATCTGACTTTCGCCAATGAAGGCGTTCCGGTTGATCTGACCGGCGCGACAATCTCAGCGCAGATTCTTCGCCGCAACGTTAGCAATTTGGTCGACACACGTTACGGCTTGTCGTTTGACATTGCCGACTATCTTCCAGAGCCAGCGCCAGTTACGCTAACGATCACCAATCGTACTGATGCAAGCGGTCTGTTTACATTGGTGCTTGATGAATCGGCATGGTCTGTTATTGCTGGTGACGCGCAGCTTGATATCTCTGCTGTTAATCCGGTAGCGTTTTCTGGCCGCATCAAGATTTCGTTTCCTGTAAGTGGCACAACGCCAGCGCAAGATTCCATTATTTTCCTTTTGTTCTTGGTTCGTTCTGATGGCGTGGTGAACTAAATGGCAACATCCCTAATAATCACACAAGGGGAAGTAAATGACATTTCAGTCACAGTCAACAATACTGATGTAACTGTTGCTGGTGGTAATAATTTACTTGTTGAGGTAACGCCAACTGCACGGCAGACGATCAACATTGATCGTGGATTTATTGGCCCAATGGGGCCGGAAGGCCCAGCAGGGCCGGGTGGTGCGACTTTAAACATTGGAACAACAACCACTGGCGCGGCTGGTACTGATGCCTCTGTAGTCAACTCAGGCACGGAATCGGATGCTGTTTTTGATTTCACAATTCCTCGCGGCGCTGCTGGTACAAACGGGATTAACGGTACAAACGGAACTAACGGGACAAACGGCACAAATGGGGCCGCTGCAACTATTGCCGCTGGTACGACTACAACCGGCGCACCCGGTTCATCTGCTGCTGTTACTAACTCTGGTACAAGTTCTGCTGCTGTTTTCAATTTTGTAGTTCCACAAGGGCCAATTGGCGCAACGGGCGGCACTGGGTCTGCCGGTGCTGCTGCAACTATTGCGGTCGGAACAACGTCTACCGGCGCACCCGGAACATCTGCGACAGTTGCCAATGCTGGCACATCATCGGCGGCGGTGTTTAACTTTACGATTCCGCAAGGCGCGACAGGGACTGCCGGAACGCCAGCGACAGTGACAACTGGAACAACTACCACCGGTTCGGCTGGAACATCAGCATCAGTCACAAACTCTGGGACAAGTTCAGCGGCGGTGTTTAATTTCACCATTCCTCGCGGAGATACCGGAGCCACAGGCGCAAATGGTTTAAATGGCGCTGCGGCAACAATCGCTGCTGGCACAACTACAACTGGGGCGGCTGGTTCATCTGCAACTGTTTCTAATTCCGGTACATCATCTGCTGCTGTTTTTAACTTTACGATTCCTCGCGGCGACACAGGGGCCACAGGAAGCACGGGAACGCCCGGTGCTGCTGCAACTATTGCGGTTGGTACTACGACTACCGGCGCAGCGGGAACGTCTGCCATAGTCACAAATTCAGGATCAAGTTCGTCTGCTGTTTTTAACTTTACTGTTCCTCGCGGCGCTGATGGCACAAACGGCACAAATGGTACGAATGGAACCAACGGGACAAACGGCGTCAGCATCACATCGGTGGTTCTGACAAGCGGCACACACGCGCCGGGTACGCTAGATACATACACGATTTATTACAGCAATAGCACCCAGACCACATTTCAAGTTTATAACGGCGCAAATGGAACTGGTGCTGGGTCGGTAACTTCTGTCGATTTAACTGCGCCATCATTTCTATCTGTATCGGGAAATCCGATCACAACTGCTGGAACATTGGCGTTAACTTATTCTGGCACTGCTTTGCCGATTGCAAATGGCGGTACAAATACGTCAGCAACGCCAACGTTGGGCGGTGTTACTTATGGAACTGGTACTGCTTTGGCGTATACGCCTACAGGATCATCGGGGCAGTTTTTAACATCTGCTGGCGCTGGAGCACCTACATGGACAAGTGCAACCGCTTTAGCTGGTGCTGTAGGTTACTACGGCGCTTATCACGATACATCAACGGTAACGGCTACCAGTACGACTACTGCGTATGTCATGAACATCGGTTCAATTGACTTGCAGAATGGCGTCAGTATTGTGGGGGGCACTAAGATAACAGTAGCCAACGCGGGTATTTATAACTTACAGTTTAGCGCTCAGTTATCAAATCCAAATTCCGCTATTGCAGACGTATCGGTTTGGTTGCGACTCAATGGTGTTGATTTAACTGATGGCGCTGGTACAAATGGCGTCCCCGCTAAACATGGCGCAAACAATGGCTTGCAAATTATTAGCTGGAACTATGTTTTAAGTTTAGCTGCTGCTGATTATCTTGAATTGGTTTGGCACTCAGATATTGCCAATGTCCAGCTAATCACATTTCCTGCTACAACTGGCCCTGCTGTTCCTGAATCACCGTCATTAATCGTTACCATTGGCGCGCAGTCTCAGATTGGTATTGGTTATTATGGTCAAACGTCTACGACAAGTACCACAATTGCCACAGGCAGCAAAACGTTTACCGTTGGCATTCCTGCGACAACAACTGCATTTACTGTTGGGACGCGGGTTCGGTTTGCTTATACAACAACGCCAAGCAATTTCATGGAAGGGATCATCACATCCTTTTCTGGAACATCGATGGTGGTTAACGTTGATTTGATTGGTGGGTCTGGCACATTTGCAATATGGGCAGTTTCTGTTGCTGGAAACCAAGGAACAGGTGCTGTTACTTCTGTCACTGGGACTTCACCTATAGCATCTAGCGGCGGTACAACGCCAGCAATCAGTTTGTCTGCCGCATATGGTGATACGCTAAATCCATATGCAAGTAAAACTGCAAACTTTGTTTTAGCTGCTCCAAATGGGGCTGCTGGCGTCCCTGTATTTCGTGCAGTTGTTGCTACTGATATTCCTACGTTAAATCAGAATACAACTGGCAATGCTGCGACTGCAACTAATGTTGCCTATTCTGGATTAACAGGTACTGTTCCTACTTGGAATCAAAATACCACAGGAAATGCTGCAACGGTTACTACAAACGCCAATCTTACTGGTGGCGTAACGTCAGTAGGTAATGCTGCAACTGTGGTTACAAATGCAAATTTAACTGGCATGGTAACTTCAGTAGGAAATGCAACTACGGTTGTGACCAATGCCAATTTGACAGGCGGTGTAACTTCAGTTGGAAACGCCACAACAGTTGTAACAAATGCAAATTTGACTGGCGCGGTTACATCATTTGGAAATGCTACGTCATTAGGTTCATTCACTTCATTGCAATTGTTGACGGCATTGACTGATGAAACTGGCTCAGGAGCTAACGTTTTTGCAACTAGTCCAACTTTAGTAACTCCGGTATTGGGTACGCCAACATCAGGAAACTTTTCAACTGGCACATTTACATGGCCTACCTTTAATCAAAATACTACTGGTACTGCTGCAAATATTACCGGAACAAGCAACTCAACACTTACAACTTTAAGTGCATTAAGTTTGCCCGGCTCACAAGTCAGTGGAAATATTTCTGGCAATTCCGCAAATGTGACGGGAACTGTTGCAGTCGCAAATGGCGGTACAGGTACAGCAACACCCGCTTTAGTCGCAGGAACAAACGTCACGATCACTGGATCATGGCCTAATCAAACTATTAATTCAACAGGTGGTAGTGGGGGAAGCGGTACTGTTACCTCAATTGTTGCTGGTACTGGCCTGAGTGGTGGGACTATTACAACCACAGGAACAATTGCTATTGATGCGACAGTGGCGACTTTAATTGGATCGCAAACTTTTACCAATAAAACTTTTATTGGATACACGGAAACAATTTTTGCAATAACAGGTACAACTCCAGCTATATCAGTGGCAAATGGTACTATTCAAACTTGGACGTTAAGTGCCAGCAGCACCCCAACAAATAGTTTAAATGCTGGGCAATCTGTAACTTTAATGATTGATGATGGCACTGCATATTCGATTACGTGGTTTACTATTTCTTGGGTTGGAGGAAGTGCGCCCGTATTGGCAACAACTGGTTATACAGTTATTGAATTGTGGAAAGTTGGAACAGTCACCTATGGTGCATTAGTGGGTAGTGCGTAATGTTATCTAATCAATTGAGAATGGCGCGACCACCAATCCAAGTAATATCTACTATTGCTGGTACTGGCATAACATCCGGTGTTACATCAGTGACTTTTTCCGGCCATAAAGTTGGTGATTTTTTATTGGCAGTTGCTGGTAGTCAACAAACTACTGATCCAACCTTTACATCTGGTTGGACAAAAATTCTTAATGCAATTGGTAACACCGGCACTAGAATTGTTATTGCTGTTTATAAAATTGCCACAAGTACAGCTTCTGATACAGTAACTTTTACTGGTACTGGAACAAGCGCAACGGTTTACTCTACTGGCATGATAGCAAGAAATGTATCTGGAGTAGGAACAACATTTTCATTGTCTTCAAGTAGTGTTGCTACAACTTCTTTTTCTACTCCTACAATTCAAGCGGCAGATAGATCAGGACGGTCATTAATAGTTTGGTCGCATTTTAACCAAACAACAACAAATATAAGCGGTACGCCTACTGTAACTACCATGCCAAATGTAACGTATCCAGCATATGGTGCATATCTGTTAAAAACGCTTGAATGGACTGTAAGAACAGTTACATTGAGTGCAAATTCATCTCCAATTGGTGTATTGATTGAATTGAAAAACTAGGGTTTATATGTTTGTAAAATTAAATAACAATTTAATTGATGTGTATCCTTATTCATATCATCAATTAAGAGCCGATAATTCAAATACAAGTTTTCCTGATGCAATATCAGATGAGCGTCTTGCAGAATGGTCGGTATTTCCTGTTGTACTTCAAACGCAACCTTTAACTTCGCCATCAATGATCGCTGAAGAAGTCGCACCTATTCAAATTAATGGAGTATGGACACAGCAATGGAATATTCGGACTTTAACTGAACAAGAATTGCAAGTATTGGCAAATAATATAAAGTCAAAACGAGATGCATTATTGCAAGAATCTGATTGGACTCAATTGCCAGATGTTTTGATTGACAAGCAACCTTGGGTAATTTACCGGCAATCTTTAAGGGATTTGTCATTACAAACAAATTTCCCTACAATTGTTATTTGGCCTATTAAGCCTGAGTAATTTTTATTGTTTTAAGTAGGTAGCACATGGAAACGCAATCATTGTTTAACATCATTGTTGGTGTTGCCGCATTTTTTGGTGGGTGGGTTTTAAATAATATTACTCGATCTATTGAACGACTTGATGTAGATGTCCGAAATATGCCACTTACTTATGTTACAAAAAATGACTATCACAGAGATATTGATGAAATAAAAACAATGCTTAATAAAATCTTTGAAAAAATTGATGGTAAGGTAGATAAATGACTGATTTAATTGGTCTTGGCGCTGTATCTGATTTAGCCAGTACAGTAATTAATAAAATCTGGCCGGATAAAACTGAAGCAGAAAAACAGCAACTTGCTGCGGCAGTCATGGTGGTGCAAGGACAGCTTGACATTAATAAAGTTGAAGCTGCCAATCCATCTGTATTTGTCTCAGGCTGGCGTCCGTTTATTGGCTGGGTTTGCGGCATGGCTTGCGTCTGGAATTGGGTTGGCCTACCTATTGCCAAGTTAGCTTTAACAATCTGGGGCCATCCACTAGATATTGCCCCTGCAAATCTGACCGAAATGATGCCTGTTTTGTTTGGCTTACTTGGCCTTGGAACACTTCGCACGGTCGAAAAAATTAACGGCGTTGCGGCAAAATGAATCTCGCGCATTTAAAAGCATTGGACATTGATCCAAAATGGTTTGATCCGTTGACAGAAACATTCAACCGGTATGAAATCAATACGCCAAAACGACAAGCTGCATTTATCGGTCAATGCCAGCATGAATCAAACAATTTTCGTTCGCTGCAAGAAAATCTGAATTATTCGGCTGAAGCACTTTGCCGTGTTTGGCCCAGCCGGTTTACATCACTTGATGACGCACAGCCATACAACCGAAACCCCGAAAAGATTGCCAATAAAATTTATGCTGGCCGCATGGGAAACACCGACATTGGCGATGGCTGGAAATACATTGGGCGCGGCTTGATCCAGATCACCGGCAAGCAAAATTACACACTGGCGGGTGACGCACTTCGCGCAGACTTTATTCATACGCCAGAAAACGTCCTACAGCCTAGCTACGCTGCTTTGACTGCTGGTTGGTACTGGAATAAGCGAAACCTCAATAAAGAGGCTGACGCGGCTGATTACAATGGCATGACTCAAAAGATTAATGGAGGCTTGACCGGCCTTGTCGACCGAATCAAGCACATCCAAATCGCGCTGACGATTCTTACTGCTTAACAAACACGCCGTTAGGCAGTAGCATCCCTTTGCGGTCTTTGATTTCCGCATAGGCCATGTGCATACATTTGACCAGATCAATGTCTTGCAATGCACAATAATTGATCAGGCAAACCATCACATCACCAACGCCATCCATGATGGCTGGCCGGTCATTTTTAATGGTGGCATCAGCCAGTTCGCCCAACTCGCTCATGGCTTTGAGCAATTGCGTTGCTGGGGTGCTGTTGGGGATGATCTTTCGATCTTCAGCCCAACGAATAATTTGTAGTTCTACCGCGCTAAAACTCATTTTTTTTACTTTCTAGTTCAATTAAAAGATCGATGTAATGTGCTGCTTTTTCTAAGTCAGCAATACCGTTTTTTTGACGCCACCGGCTAACGTACTTGATTACGTTTCCCTCAAAAAACCCAATGTTATTAGCGTGAATGTATTCTGCCGGTTGGATGGCAAGATTTTTGTAATGATCACCACCAACTTGAATGTCCAACGCGGTCACAGTAGACCCACCCAAGGATTGATCGCTGCTGAAAGGTTTACCCATGATTTTCCTGATTTAATGTTAGATACCATTGATCGGCTAATGTCAAAATCTGCGGCAATTGCTCTGCTTGTTCTTGTGTCTTCGTAAATCTGGTCTGCAAGTTCTCGCGTCAGTTTTGAAGCCGGTCTATTACGGCTTGATATTTGCAGCTTTGTGCGGCGAATTAAGGCGTTTTGATTGACCTTTTTCCCCATGACTTTTGCGTGAAGTTTTGGCGACCTTGATGTAAGATGATCTGGATTAACACAAGCCACATTGCCACAAGTACTTGCGTAATACTTGGCTTTTGGCATTGCCTTTTTTTCAGTCAACCTGAACAGCAACCGGCGCACAGACTGCATCTTTCCTTCGTGATTGACATACGGCGATTTATTCGCCATGTAACCATTCCAGTTCCAGCAGTCGCCTTCGTCAACGCACATGGCGTGAAGCGATTCAACAGTATGAATTTTTTTAGGTTTCATCTTGTTTTTGCTTCAAGCATTGCATCTGCCCAGCGATATGCTTCTTTTGTATGAATGCGAAGAAGTGCATGAACATTTGAATCGCCGCAACATCCTTCATCTTCAATGTCATATGCTCTTTGCATTAATATAGGCAAAGCAATTCCAGCAAAATAATCGCGCAATGTCACATTGTCTTTAATCGAATTCATAATGTTTTTTTCTTTCCTTGCTCAACCAAAAATGCTTTCAGACGTTTAATGCGTTGTTTGTTAAACATCACCAGCGAAGCGGCAAATTCAACACCAGTTTCAGCCTTTAACAATTCAAGTTCTGCTGCTGCTAATTCGCTGGCGGCAACTTGTAGCGGCGTTGGCGTCTTAAACGTCTGTTTTAATTCTTGAAATATTGTCATATATTCTTTTAAAAAGGTGGGGTACTCGCTGCACTGTTTGCTACATGGGGTTCCAAGTAACGACACGCTTTTGGCGAATCCAGCATCCGCTTTCCCCCTAAAATTATTCTACTAAATTGCTTAAATCAGTTGGGATTAACTCACCCAATTTCAGATACAAATTGCAAATAGCTTGCGCCATAATTGCTTGATCTGATTTGACTTTTTTCTTCATCATTGCTGTGCGAACATTTTTTGCGCCAATGGGAATATTTGCAGCAGAAGCGGCCCGAACAATATTTGGTGTTGTCACATCAAAGTCCATTGCCAAACTAGCTTTGTTCGCAATTTGATCTTGTGTCAAATTTGTAAGTTCAGTTTGAGATTCAATTAGCCAGTTTGTCAGCCGATACATTTCCGAAAAAGTCAGGACATTTTTGGTTGTCATATACGCACCTTTTGTATGAGTAGCCATTATGGATTCCGATCATTAACAACACCGGTTGTTCCGCGAGGCCACAGCATGGTTACCTTGCGTTTTGCACCGGCCTTTTGCAATTCAGATTCTGTCCAAAGTTTTGTACTTTTTCTTGGATACCCCGGCCCGATAAAAACAGATTGATTGCGAAAATGAGGAACATATGTCACGCCATTTCCCGTATACGCATAGCTCTGCACACATGGTGTAATTTCAAATGATGAGTTCATTATTTAATCTTTCAAAATGGCATATCTTCATGCATATCATCAAAGCCACTGCCCTTGGGCTTTTGGCGCTGCTGATACTCTTCTTTGGGCTTTGGATCATTGATGTAAGCCCAACCATCCCAACCGCCTTCTTTCAATGGCAATTGGTCTAGTTTCAACATTGGCCCATTCTTTGTTTCAATGATGGAGCCAATTCGCAGGTAACGATTTTTTTTCGCACCTTCGCTGTTTGTATAACTACCGGTGACGCAAGTGATTTCGCTGATGATCTTAGCCATGAATGTGTTCCTTTGTGATTTGTTCAATTACTTCTTCCAGATATGCTCTGGCTGCATTTACCTTAATTTTGATCTTTTCTTCCAGTTCCAAATCCCTTTCATACGTCACCAAAGTCACTCGCAAATTACGCTCAATTCGATCGACTTGATGCATGTTTTTTTGCTCATACCCAATCAAATCTTCTGGCGTAGAAACCATGCAATAAGCAATGTGAAATTTTGGCTTTCCCCACAACATCATGTAGGCACGACCTTGCCATTCATAATCTTTGTCAGCGCCATCAGACTCAAGTGCAGGAAATGTTTTTAGACTCCAGCTTGATTTAATGTCAATGATTTGGTCATGGTCAACAATGTCAGCCTCGCCCGTGATCCACTCATTGTTTCGGCGTTCTATATTCTTTTTGAAATCAGTAAAAAAAACAGAATTCAACAGTTCAATAGATTGGTCTTCAACGCGAAGACCTTTTTCCATGTACTTACTGGAAACCTCTTCTTTAAACCCGTAGATGAATTCCTTTGCCATCCGCGTAACAGCAGACTTGGCGCCAACTGACAATATTTCAGTCTTGCTTTTTGGATCGGTCATTATTTCGGACAATGACGAAGCCCGAAATAACTTAAGCATTTGCCAGCGCCTGATCTAATGCAGATTGCTGTTCAGCAGTCAGCGTGAAAGTTTCGTGCAGCGCCTTGGTGGTGTACTGACCGGCTTTAATGCGTTCTACAGCCTTGCCAAATCGCTCATTGGTCAACGATTCTTTCTTGCTGGCTGGCTTGCTGGCAGCTTGACCATCATCATCTTCTGGGGCCAAACCAGTGGCAGCTAAAAGCGAATATCTACGGGCATAAGTAAGGGCCGAACCATAGCCTTGTGGATCGTGCTTAACCGCAGGGACATTCATGTAGCCAGCATCAATTGTTTCGCCTGACTCATGGATAAACACAGTCTGGACAATAACGCCATCATCAGCCAAAAGCGTTTTTTGCATCAAAGCAATACCATTGTCATTAAGCGCATCAATGACTGCCTCAATGCATGATGCAAGGTCAGCGTACTTGGATTTTAAGTGCGGATTGTTTTTGGTTTTAAGTGCTGGCCCGTAAGCCTTTTGCGCCTTGACCAAGGCTGCGGAGATAAGTTTCATTTTGTACCTATTTTGTTAAAACATCAAAGTATGCCAACATAAGAACAACGCTTACGCTAACCAAAAATGTTGCGCCCAACAAATCAAGCAAGGCGCGAAAAAACAATGGTTGGAATTTCATTTTGTACCTGTAATAGTCATTGCGTTTGTCAAAAAATCAGCCATGTCTTCAAGTGAAGTTGGCAACCACAACATGATGTCATCATGGTTGTCTACCAAAATGCTATGCATGAAATGCAAAACATCTCTAATTTCGGTTGGGGTTGGGGGGCCAGAAGGTTGAATTTTTTTCATAATTTATCTTAAAAAAACGTTTGGGAATTAGGGGGCAAACGCCCCCCGTTAACTTACTTAGATAGTTTGTCAAGATAGTCGCCCAAAGGACGACTGTAACGATCTGGATTACGACCCATCTGCATCCCCAAAGCAAAAATGGCATCGGTTTGTTTTTTTGCTGTAAAGCCATGCCCAAGTTGACCGATTTCATCGGAATAACCGGCTCTCCACATTTTTAACTCTTTAATGTATTCAACTGTAATCATTTCCATTTGCCTCAAAAGACCGCTGCGATGTGCTGCGGATTGGTTGTTATTCTAGGCCCAAAAAAGGGCTGGTAGAAATTATTTTATAGGGACTTACCCTTAGACTCGCAAGCAACACATTCGCAAACATGAGTGTGCCAATGCATTGTCGCAATCACATCCTTCATTTCGTCTTCAGTGAACTTGTGCTGCCCCGGTACTCGCACATACCAGCCAGCTTTAAGGCCGACTGCATAACGGCCACTGGCGTTGCTGAGACTGTCAATGCGCTTGGCATATTTGTTGGGGATTGAATCAATCATTTTGCTTTGCGATCATCGCTGCGGGTGTTGACTTCAAATTGCTTGCTTGATGTGCATTTGATGCAGCGGTAGGCAGCAGCTTCCATTTTGAAGTTTTCCCAATCGGTACTCATTGGGGTGCGAAGAATGTTACGGCCACAAGCTGTACGTGATGTAAAACCGCTGCCGCCTTTGTTTAAGTGCATTTGATGTGTTTTCATAATTTAAACAGTAGCAGCGACAAGTGCGTCCAACTTGGCAATGCGAGCATTGGATTCAATCAGTATTTCGCTAGTTAACCCATAAACTTTTATTTGGGTACTTGTCCATTCTGCAACATCTGTGTACTCAGGCTGCAAAACTTTTCTTACTTGGGCTTTGCGATCTTTTAAAGCTGCGGCGGCGCGGCGTTCGTCGCCCTCGGCTTTTTGGCAATCACGGGCAACCTGTTGTGTGTATTCGTAATAACTCATATTAGTAGTTCCTTAAAAGACCCTTGGCAAATCGCTAGGGCATACATGAATTGTGTCATCAAATGTGGGTCTTTTCCGATAAATTTAAATTATTTTATTAGGGGAATCCCTAATGTTCAAACGCAAAACAGGCTTATAATTTATGAAAATAACGCTTGGCGGCGTTTCGTAGTCGGGTTACACATGCTGTCTGCTGGTACTACGCCAGTCCGCCAACATCGAAAGATGAGACAGCAGGTGTAACCTTTTTTTTTGGAAAAAAAATGGTAACCATTGAGATGTTTAATGAAAAAAAAGTTCAATCATTAATAGATGATTGCAAATCTGCTTTTTTTGATGTTGGTCAATTGCCACTGGATGAAAAAGTAGATGCCATAAACGCTTTGCGTGAAATGTTGCATCAGATTAGCCCATTTAAAACAGAACCAGTTGATTTTGTAAAATGGGTAAAAAATCCATTGGTTCATTCTAATGATTACAACCCAAATAGTGTTGCACCGCCAGAAATGGAATTGCTAAGGCTTTCTATTGATGCAGATGGTTACACACAGCCAATTGTTTCAACACCCGATCCAGATGGTCGATATGAAGTCATTGACGGATTTCATAGGCATCGTGTTGGCAAAGAATGCGCCGATATTCAAAGTCGAGTGCATGGATATTTGCCATTAGTGCAAATTCGCAAAAGTCAAACCGATAAAACCGATCGAATGGCCGCAACAATTCGTCATAACCGTGCTCGCGGAAAACACAAAGTTGAAGCAATGTCAGACATTGTTATTGAGCTTAAAAAACGCAATTGGTCTGATGAAAAAATTTCAAAAAATCTTGGCATGGATGCCGATGAAGTTTTGCGTCTTTGCCAATTAAGTGGATTGGCTGAATTGTTTTCAGATGAATCTTTTTCTAATTCTTGGGATATTGATAATTTTGAAGATGAAGAAGTTTCATTAAATGACCAGGAGCGCGATGCATGAAGCGCATTTACCATACTTGGGACAAATGGGAATGTTATCCAGCTGGTTTTTATGATTCAAAAGCTAAAGATAAAACTTTATCGGATGATGATTGCAAAAAAATATATGCAGATTTTTTAAATGATACGGCAATGTTTGAAGCCGCTATGCAATCAGTTCTTATTGAATGGCCCAAAAGCTGCGAACATTACTTAAGCAATGAAAGCATGAATAGAATTGCATGGCTTGGACAGGCTTCACTTTGTTATGCAAAAGGGATTCCAGCAATTTATCGGGGCGGGTTTAATTTGTTGTCTTCAGAACAACAATTAGCCGCAAATACTTCAGCTCTTAAATTTTTAAATAAATGGCTTAACAAAAGAAACGAGCCATCATTATCAATTGAAGAAGCTCAATCTAAAACAGAAGCAAATTTATATTAATATGACTAATTTAAAAAAATACAAAGATCAAAATGTTTACGATGCCGCTTTGGATCGCGTCAATTATGCTTTTGATAATTTTGAAAAAATTTATGTAAGTTTTAGCGGAGGTAAAGATAGCAGTGTGATGCTGCATCTTGTAATGCAGGAGGCAATTAAACGCAATAGAATTGTTGGCGTTTTAATAATTGATCTTGAAGCTCAATACTCACATACTATTGATCATTTGCACGAAATGATTAATATGTACAAAAGCAACATTGATCTGCACTGGGTTTGTTTACCACTATTGCTTAGAAATGCGGTAACAAATTACGAGCCAAGATGGATGTGTTGGGAATCTGAAAAAAAAGAAATTTGGGTTAGAGAAATTCCAGAAAACACAATTAACGATATAAATTTTTATCCATTTTTTCAGCCTGGAATGGAATTTGAAGAATTTATGGTTTTATTTGGTCTGTGGTATGCCCAAGGACAATCATGTGGCGGGTTTGTTGGTATTCGTGCTGATGAAAGTTTAAATCGTTTTCGCACTATTGCTTTAAGCGATAAAAAAATGCACGGTAATAAACGCTTTACAACGCTTGTTGGCGAAAATTTATATAGCGTTTATCCAATTTATGATTGGCGTACCGAAGATATTTGGCGTTATCATTCTAAATTTCCAAATAAACCACACAATGAAATTTATGATTTAATGCATAAAGCTGGAGTGCCAATTAGTCAACAAAGACTATGTCAACCTTATGGTGATGATCAAAGGCGTGGATTATGGCTGTATCATATTTTAGAACCGGCGACATGGTTTAAATTGATTGCACGAGTTAATGGCGCAAATAGTGGCGCTTTATATGTGCAAGAAAATGGCAACATTATGGGTTATAACAAAATTAACAAACCAGATGGTCACACATGGAAATCTTTTACTAATTTAATGCTGCAATCTTTGCCAAAACCAACAAGAGATCATTACATTAAAAGATTTAGAGGATTTATTAAAGGCTGGAAAGGTAGAGGGTATATTGATGGTATTCCAGATGAAGCGCCTAAAATTTTAGAAGATAAACAATGGGCACCATCTTGGCGGAGAATGTGCAAGGTTTTATTGCGTAATGACTGGTGGTGCAAAGGACTTGGATTGACTCAGCCTAAAAGCGAAGCATATGGAAAATATCTTCAATTGAAAAAAGAAAAAGCATCTATATAATGCTTGAAACCCAGATAGGTTTGGACTGATCCCCGAACCGAAAAGCGTACCCTTCCGTCTGCTGGCGTTTCTTTCTTGAGGGGGTTGAATGGAAAAACTATGCTCCTTATGCCCAAAAACTGGGCGGTCTTTCAGCACTACAAAGACCGTTGCCCACCGTGGATCAAACTCCACCGCGATCTACTAATTGACCGTGATTTCATGCGCTTGCCACTTGCTAGCAAAGCGCTTGCACCGTTACTCTGGTTGCTAGCATCCGAACACAAAGAGGGCATTTTTGACGCCTCCATTGAAGAGCTTGGCTTTCGCCTTCACATCACTGACAAGGAATACGATCAAGGTCTTAAGCCATTGATTGATAAAGGTTTTTTCGTAATTGCTAGCGGAGTGCTAGCATTGAGCAAGCAAGTTGCTATCCCAGAGAGAGAGAGAGAGACAGAGAGAGAGACAGAGAAGAAGGCAAAACAGAAGCGCGGTTCCCGCTTACCAACCGATTTTGTTTTACACGAAGAATGGATTGCCTTTTGCAACCAAGAGCGGCCAGACCTAAACGCGCATAAAACGTTTGATGCGTTTAAAGATTATTGGATAGCAGCGCCAAAAGGAATCAAGCTGGATTGGACTGCCACTTGGAGAAACTGGATACGAAGTCAGTCTGTCCAAAAGCAAACGTCAACATTTTCGCAAGTCAAAGCCGACATTACCCGAACAACCGTAGCTGATAGCAGCGACTACGAGGCCACGAAGCGCAGAGATGCGGCAGAGGCATTGATTCCTAAAAACGGCCCAACCTTGGAGGTTCTGGCGCGTTTGGCGGCCCTTCGCAAGCCGGTAGCACAATCATGAATTACTTTGAAGCCATGAAAATTCTGGATCAGGTCAAAGACGGCAAGGTTTTTACGATTGCCGTAATTCTTGAAGCCTTGCGGCTAACGGGTGATCTTGATGACTTGTAAGGAATGTGACGCTGCCCGTGAATGCGGCAATCATGGGCGCATATTTGACTCGCTGAAATGCGTGTACTGCGCTGCTAGATTCATCCAGCGTATTGGCAAATGTCGAATTGGAGCGGAACAATGTGCGGTAATGCGGCGAAAGGCGTTGGCAGATTCGGTGGCGGTAGGTTTGGACGAGGCCATGATTCGGAAGTTAGCCAAAGGCCCGATTGCATTGGAGCCAGAGGTTGTCAGAGAAAGGAAGAAAAGATGAGAGCAGCAAAGATTGATGCTAATCAACCTGAAATTGTTAAAGCATTGAGAAAAATGGGAGCCACAGTTCAATCATTGGCCGCAGTCGGGGACGGCGTTCCTGATTTATTGGTCGGTTATCAGGGTAAGTCCTACTTAATTGAAGTGAAAGACGGAAGTAAAGTTCCATCAGCCCGAAAGCTAACGCCAGATCAAGAGGTTTGGCACAAAAAGTGGACAGGCGGCACATTAAAAGTTGCAAATAGCATTGAAGACGCATTAAACATTATTGAGGCATAAAACATGACTAAAGACGAAGCACTGAAGATGGCGCTTGAGGCGCTGGAGTTGGCCCAAAACTACGTTAAAGAAGAGGATGACTGGGCAACAGAAGAAACTGTGAATATTGCAATCACCGCAATCAAAGAAGTGCAAGCACAGCCAGAGCAGGAGCCTGTGGGCGTTACGGGAATTCCCGCAACGGGAGACTATGCAATGGGGTATGCAGAAGGATTTAATGACGCCTGCAAACCAAAGACACAGCCAGAGCAGGAGCCAGTGGCTTGGATGTGCCAAGAATACCGAGCAGCGTTTATGGGTGATCTGCAATGGTTTGATGAAGTTGAATTTGTGCAACCGCCAAACGACCCAGAACGGTTTAGAAATATCGCGCCACTCTACGCATCACCACCCCAACGCCAGCCGCTGACTCACGAGCAACGGCTTGATTTACTAACAGCGTTTGAACCGGACAAGTCCAGATGGAATGCCGAATCAATTTTGATCGACATGGTTGAAGCCGCCCACGGCATAGGAGATAAGACATGAACAACGAAACGCAAAGAATCATGGAAGCGCTGATGCTGATTTATGGAATCGATCTGCAAGCGGCAACTATCACGGTGTTACTCAAGGATGGCGACACGGCATTTCGCTTTCTATCCTCAACATTTCCTCAAGTAGAGAAGAACACATGATTAAAGCACCAGAAAAGATTTATGGTTGGATGGACACTCAACTGTCGGTTTCCCGACATTACGGCGGCTGCACATATCAAGGACATTCATACACCGTGGATTACAACGATCTTGACCAACCACTGGTTAGGTCGGATGTGTTTGTGGTAGAAAAGAAGGCCAAGAAAGCCAAGAATAAAACTCAAAAGCCGGAAATTCAATTGGATTTGACGCTATGAATCCGCATAAAGCAGTTGACTACATTATTGAAAACGCCGGTAAATTCGCGGTAGCAAAAGCAAACAGAGTATGGATTGAAGAATATCGAAAGTCCAAAAAAGCCTTGTTAATGAAGGACAGCAAAGAAAAGACAAATGCTGCCCAAGAGCGTGACGCATATGCCCATCCAGAATATGTTGCTTTATTGGATGGACTCAGGGTCGCCATTGAGTTTGAAGAGACTCTCAAGTGGGAAATAGTCGCAGCACAGGCCAGAATCGACATCTGGCGCAGCGAACAGGCAAACAATCGGAATCAGGACAGGGCGATGACATGAGGAAGCAATGCAAACGCAAGATCAGGCCATTGATCTACAACCCGATGGAATATGTGATGGATGGCGTTAAACCCACATCAGATCGGGTATTAAACAAACTGAGGATGCTGGAACTGGCATCACTAGAGTCAATGGCAAAAGGTATGGGGACGGTTACCGATTGGTCGCATCTGATTGATATGACCAACTTGGCTGAACAGTTTGCCAAGGTTGGTGTTGGCATTGAGGTCATGGAGTACTGTCAAATAGCACAGGCGGCGATGATTGAGACAGCCGAATACTATGAGCAGACAAAGACAATGAAGCTGTCTGACGCTGGTCTACACGCGCTGCGGGAGGTGTATGCATACCATGATTTACAGCGGCAGTCGGTAACACGCGCAGAATATGAACAGGTTATCAACACGATGGCGAACTACATACGATCTAAGGGTCGTGATGTGGTCGAGGTCTAATGTACTCAAAGCATAATTACATACGAAGTAAAAAGTTATTAAAATTAGTTTCTGAATTATCTTGTCAACACTGCGGCATTGATGGGCAAACACAGGCAGCTCATACTAATTGGGGTGGTGGCAAAGGTAGAGGAATTAAAGCAGATGACAATTTAATAGCGGCTTTATGCCAATCTTGCCATGCTGAAATAGACCAAGGAAACAAGTTAAGTAAGCAGGATAGGCAATTGATGTGGACAAATGCTCACATCAAAACAGTACATATATTGAATAAGGCTGGTAAATGGCCGAATGATGTGCCATTGCCAATACAGGACGATAGAGGCATTTAAAGCATAGTTGATACCAATATATTAACTAGGCATCATCATGGCCTCTAAGAGGCTGTACGCAAGCCTAAACAGATTTTTACTTTAAGAACTTAAATATTTTGAGGCCAATATAGAGAGATCGGAAGAGCA